CATTTGATCGTTTGCGAAAGCAAGGCAAGACAGATGCAAACATCAGGACTTCAATTCTGAAGGCTCATCATGGTGAGCAAGTAGACCAGCAAACTATTGATGGTTTGTTGCAGTATCTTGGGTATATTCCTTGATGAAATTTAATTGATGTTGAAACTCTTCAATTAATTCATTTAATGTATTGATTTGGTCATCCCTTGATAGGCTATGAAAAGAGTCTTTCAGCAGCAAGTATGTTGAATTTGTCTTTGAATTTAGACCACAGTACGCAACAATTTTCTTCATCATCTCTCTCCAAACAGTGCAGCCACCAGCGGATCACGCCTCGGCTTTAACCTCTTGCCTCTTTCCCTTGCCAAGCGGAAAGCCTTATCGTCAAGTGACTCGCGCTCTCTGAATCTACGCAACCTCTCCACTGCTGTCAGTGGTGGAGGTTTGACGGCATCAGTGCCGATGCCATAGCGGTACACCGCCACCAGCACTCTGCCCGATCTGCGCCACTCTTGTATGTGGACAGTGCCAGCGAGTCGCAGACGGTTGATCATCTGCTGCGCTGACCTCTCGGTGCAGTACACCTTGGCCGCCAGCTCTGGCGCTGTGCAGGCTGTGCGCTGGAGTAAGTCAATTACCTTGGGCAGTCTTGCGGATTTCAAGTATTGCGTTCCTTGAGTTGCTGTTCAATGAACTCACGCAGTTCGTCAATTTCTTCATGCAACCGCTGTTGAATCATTGAGTTGCATATGATGCCGTTTTGATGGTCAGGGTGTTCTTCACAGCGTTGATAGAAGTCTTTTATGTCTTCGTATTTCATGTGTTCTTCTCCTTGAGTTTGTCTTGAAACCCAACAACCGCCAACACAGACAACTCTTTGAAGTCATCTCTGTCCATAGTGATGGATACGCTGTGGTCTTTGCCAATGCCGACAACACTTGTGACCCATCCCTTTCCCCAATACTCTGTCTTCTTAGCGGCTCGTTGAAAACCATTGCGTCTGACCAACTCAAATAAAAGTTGCTCATCTGAGAAAGTCTCTATGCTTCTGTCCCATCTTGTGTCTTTGCTCATGTGTTTCCCCTTGCTCTGATTTTTGCCGCAAACACTTCACCGCCTTTAACAATTCCATCCTCACACAACTTTGCACAGGCTTCACGCTCTGCCCTGACTGCCGCTTCACGGGACTCATGCAACTCACGCATCACCTCGATGACCGCCAATTCATGCTTGAGCATGATGGCCTTAATCATCTCAATTGGCTTCTCAATCATCGCCATCGCCGCTGCTTTGTTTTGATCGGTTTCGTTTTGGGCTTGGGTGATTGCCTCTTGATGTAGTTTGCTAAGTGATTTCATTGCTTTTTCCTTTTCTCAGCACTCTCAATCAAATACTTTCGCAGCCACAGGCCGCCACCCAGTTTGCGCCATTCTTTGAATTGCTCCTGCGTCAACCGCGCCCCTATGATTTTGGGGTTGGTGGTCAACTCTGTCTTTGGGCGTGCCATCTATTTGTCCTCGGTCTGGTCCAGCAGAAATTTGATGACGCAAAAGATCACCAGTAGCGTGATTGTGATGGAGAGCACCGCCACAAGCAAAAAGTTAATTATGGTTTCCATACGCGCAGCACCTTGGATTTGTGGATGGGTTCGTCAACCGCTGGCGCGTTGCCAAAGCGTGGTGTCCAACCGTATCTGCGCCAAATTGCCTGCACATCAGCGCCTCTGGTTGGTGTGAATGCGGCATCAAACACATGAATGGTTGGCCATGTGATTTTTGTACCGTGTGGCGGTGTCCAGTTAAGCTTTCTCATTTTTGAGTCGCCAGCAATTCCATCTCGACATCTTTCACGCGGTCACGCAGTATGCTGACCTCATGCTCCAGCTCGGTGATCTTGCGTTGCATTCTTTCGCGTGTCATGTTCTCCGCGTGCGCCCATCCGATCAATGTGCCCTCGGTGACTGCCATACGCGCAAACTTGGCGTATTCATCGCGGGTGAGAAATCCACCGCCCACTTCCATGGGTGGCGTGAACTTATTGACAGCGCGGTCAATTTCCATTTGCATTGTCTGTGACATGGTTTTCTCCTTTGGGTTATTCATTCTTGCTCTCTCGCTTTCAGCATTGCGTCTGCCATTGAGTAGGAGCCAGCCGCGATGATTTCCACGTTTGGCGCGTCGTTGTTGTTCAGGCCGCAATACCCCTTGTCATAGGCGTCCCACATGATCTGCATTGCCTTGGCAGCAAAGTAGTCACGCAGACTCATGCCTCTTGAATTTGTTTCTTGGTCTTCTATGTAAACGCTTTGAACTGGAAATGCTGGTGGGTTATTCATGCCGACCACCATGCGACAAGCAGTGCAGCCAAGCCAGTGCCGATGGCGAGGCACAGCAGGTAGTCAAAGGCTGCCTCTGCGCGTTTGGAGAGGCGGCGGTGCGCCTCTACGGTGAATGCGTGTTGTGTGTGGTTCATAAAAGCCTTTCAGGTTGTTGACGAAGTAATCATATCAATATTTCCAAATCTGTCAAATACCATGCGATTTAGTCAGGTATTCCATCCCTTACAATCCCTCTGCCGGTGTCATGCTTTCCGGCAGTTGCCTTGAGGGTTGGCGTGAGTCAACCCTCTTTTTTTGCCTTAAACTTGACCATCTCCACAAAACATGGTTAACATTCTACGCATGAAAATAGCACAACAAGCAATTCTGGACATCAAGCACAAGGTAGAGGCTGCCGGATTCAAGATGTCCGATCTGTCCCGCGTGGCCGAGATCAATCAGGCTCAGATCAGTCGCTGGCAGAACGGCATCACAGAGCCACTTTACAGCACCGTGGTGCGCTTGGAGCAGGCAGCGGATGCGCTGGTGTCAGCACGCATGACGATGCTCAACAAGGCCATGGATGAGGCCGTCAAATGATTAGAACCATCGGAATTGACTGCGGCTTAAACGGCGCTATAGCGGTGTTGGTAGACGGCCAGTTGCTATCGGTACACGATATGCCAACGCTGACGGTGGACATCAACAAAAAGACCAAACGACAGGTCTCACCCAATTTGCTGGCTCATTTGATTGAGTCTCTCAAGCCAGATTTAGCCATTGTGGAGCGTCCAGCGGCGCGGCCAGGTCAAGGCGTAACCGCCATGTTTGGCTTTGGCCGCAGCCTTGGTGTCGTTGAAGGTGTGCTGGCCGGACTCAGTGTGCCAGTGACCTATGTTGCACCAGCCACATGGACTAAGGCCATGGGCAAGGCCGCAGGCAAAGACGCATCCAGACAGCGTGCCATTGAGTTATTCCCCGCCATGTCGGAATACTTCAAGCGCGTCAAAGACGATGGCCGAGCCGAGGCAACGCTGATCGCAATGTGGGGGATTCGCAATGCAAGATAAAGAGAGACAAGTCATGCGCGAGCACATCATCTGGCTGGGCACTCAGCTCGAGGCGCAACGCAAAGCCAATCAGGACAAGGTGGTGCTACTTAAACGCATCCTAGACCCCGAAGACCTTGGACACGCTGTCAGCCATGAGGTAAGGCAGTTGGCGTATCAGATCATCATCAATGACCATCACTTGGAAAGAGACACATGGCAACAAAACAACGCAGACTAAGACCATCAGCAAGCTCACGGTGGATTGCGTGTCCTGGCTCTGTGAAACTCTGCGCTCAAGTACCGCAACGCCCATCAGGCGAGGCCGCACAGCGTGGCACTGCCATTCACGCGCTGGCCGAGACTTGCTACCAGCTCGACACTGACCCCATGAAATTCATTGGCGAAGAGATTGAAGGCGTGATCTTGGACGCTGACGATTGTCAGATGGCACTCGACTACCTGAACGAGATTTGGAATATCGAAGGGCTAACAGAGCGCATGAATGTCGAGCACCCAGTCAAGTATCAGTCTGCTGAATACATCCAAGTGGGCGGCACTGCTGATGTCGTGGGTTACTCCATGAAGAGTGGCAAGGTCTATGTCACTGATCTCAAGACTGGCAAGGGCTATGTGTCAGAGGACTCAACTCAGCTCAAGATTTACGCGCTTGCGTACACGCAGGGAATGTCACGCGATTGGATCAAAGAATTCCATCTCACGATTGTGCAACCGCACTCAGGCGAGCCGCGCACTCTTGTGATGCCAGCAGCAGAGTTGTGGGAGTGGGAAGAGAAGATACTGCGTCCCGCGATGATCGCCACACAGCTTGATGACCCGCCACTGTATATGTCGGAGTCTGCCTGTCAGTGGTGTGACGCGAAGACGATCTGCCCTAAACAGAAACAGCAATTCGATGTCGTGGCCACACAGACAGACATCACCACCATGAAGAAAGATGAGATTGCGGAGGTGATGAAGACGCTGACACCGGATCAGATCAGCGCCATTCTGGACAAAGCACCGATGGTGGAGAAATTCATCAAGGCGGTGGAAGAGCACGCAATGCAGGCCATGGAAAAGGACGGCATGGTGCTGCAAGGCTGGCAGCTCGCACCGAAACGCCCAACGCGCAAATGGTTGGATGGCGACAAGGCCGCTGACAAGTTGGCCGAGTTGGGACTTACCCGAACTCAGATTTTCGATACGACACTAATTTCTCCTGCGGCAGCGGAAAAGCTACTGCCAAAGGAACAAAGAGTTATCTTGGACGAGTTATCGGTCAAGGTATCAAGTGGACTCACACTTGCGAGAGATCGCGGGTTGAGTCAATAATGCAAACCCTGAAACTTAGAAAGCAAAACGCAAAATGCTAAACCTCTCATCAAATGGCGGCTCTGGAAACTACATCCGCTTCTCACCCCAAGCCAACGCTTGGACAAACAATCTTGGCGAGGAAATCCAACTCAAAAAGATCGTGTTCGACATCAATGATGTGCAAACAGGTTGGCTGGCACTCGGTGTCGGACTGCGCGATTGGCAG